CTTAGGAGTCTCTACAGCTTCTTTTGCAATAGGTGTAAAGTTGGTAAGTTGTGGTTCTTCCAATGGGTAGAACGCCATTATTTAGTTCCTTGATCTGCATATCCTATCAATTTACCACTTGTATCAAGTACTTCAACTTTACCTGCATTAGGTCCAGACATAACCTTTTGACCTGCTCTAGATCCTGCAGGTAGTTCACCACTAGACTTATCTTTAACTGTTGCTGCTGGCATTTTTCTTAAAGGAGTACTTTTGTAAATAGTACTATCCATAAAGCGACCTTTCTGTACCATAATTCCTTTAGAGATACGCTCATCAGCATAAGCTACAGCTTCATCTTCAGACATATTACTTCTAAGAGCATACTTTACAGCATTCTTATGATCAGTTAACATCTTAGCTTGTTCTGCCTCAGAAACATCAGGATAAGTTTCGTTAAGTTGTGCAGCTAAATTCTCAGTATAAAGTTTAGTATCTACTGTTTTAATAGAAGCTTGTCTATCTTGTACTTCTGATTGTTTAGTTATTACTTGTAAAGCTTTAGATAAAGAATCTCCAGCTCCTGCTCTAGCTATTTCTTTCTTCTGATTAACAGATATTCTAGTAAAGGCATTAGCAGCTTTAGTCTCATCACCACCATACTGTTTAACTAAACCCTCATATATAAGTTTATCTACCTTATCTTCTACTTTAGGCATCTTACTTTGAGTTTCGGCTGCAATGTCTGCTTCAATTGCTTTAACAGAGTCAGTATCACCATTAGCTTTAGCATAAGCTAAGTCAGCACGTAATTTACCAATAGGAGATTTAGCTTCGTAAGGTTTAGGTAAAAGTCTAGCTTCAGCTTCTGATTCTTCATTAAGAATTTTAGCTTCTTTGTAACGTGTATCTAAAGCTCTACCTTCTTCTGACAACCTGTATTCATTAGCCATCTCTTGTGCTTGCATAGCTTCATTCTCATACCCAGCATCAGCTAGATAAGAAGAAGCTATATCATAGTAAGCACCTTTGTCCGTAAGACCTGGATTATCAGCACGAATCTTCTTCTGAATCTCTTCTAGAGTTCTAGCTTTTTTAAGTTGTGGGTTTTCAATACCAAACATCTTACTTACTACACCACCTAGTAAACCACCTACTCCTGCACCAGCAGCGTAGTCAGGACCAAGTTGTGCAGCTCGTTCCATGAATGCTGATTGATCTGCCTTTAATTGAGCATTTAACTCTTCAACTGTTGGACCAAATAATCGTTTAGCTTCTGCCATAATTTATCCTATTATCCCCATTTATTCATGCCACCTGAGAGTAAACCACCCCAGAAGGACATATTAGAATCTCTAGCTTTTTGTTGTAATTGTGCAATATTAGCACCAGCTGAAGCAGAAGCTTGCCCTGACTGAATACCATACTGTAACGCTGGCATAGCTAGGTTCTGTAACTCTGTACCATACCCTAAAATATCAGCAGATTGTTTATAAGGTTGATATTTAAGTTCTTGACCCATACCATAGAAACCAAGAGCACGTTGTAAGTCCTCATTCTGCATGGTTCTAGTTCTATCCTCAGCTGCTGTAGCTAACCCAGCATTCTGTTGTTCACGAGCCATAGCTAAAGCATATTGTTGTGGATTAACATACCCACCACCCATACCTACACCTTGACCTAGAGTACCACCACTAAACATTAAGTCATTTAAGCGACTAGACTCTTGAGCTCGACCTGGTTCTAGAAGAGCCATCTGCTTACCTAAGTAGTCTTTAGTAATACCTTGAGTATCTAAGTTAGCTGCTCTATCCCACAAACCCATACCATAATCTGATACTGTACCTGCAGCTTGCATCTGTTCTTCTGCAGGCAAAGCTCCTTGAGCACCTCCAATGTAGGAATCCCACATGCTTTGTAGATCAGGTGATAGTTTAATACCTCCTGTACCAGTCTTAGTATCAAAGTAGCTACTACCACCTGGAGTAGTTAAAGCATAAGGTTTAAAAGCTGCTTGAGATGTATCAACAGATTTACCTCCAAATATGTTTGTAATCCCTTTTACAATTTTACCCATTATAGTTTACCCCATATAAACATTATTTTATTCCCATCATCTGTAGATACTTCATCTTCTTGATATACATTAAATCCATTCATCTTTGTAAACTTGTAGAGCTTAGTGTTAAGTTTATCTACAAAAGCGAATATACGTTTTTCTTGCAAAGCAAATAAATAAAAACTATCTCTTAACCAGTTCTTCTTTACTTGCTTGTTCCATCTATACACATCACAATGTACTGCTATAAAGTCATCAACATATTCAAAGTAAATCGTATAGTCTTTTTTAACTAAGACTGGATGCTTCATAAGTTAAGCAGTGCGTTGCCACATATAAACTACGACATACGGTTGTAGATTTGCGTTTGTACCGCTTACTCCAGCAGATGCTACAGATGTTGCTACAGTAATTCCAGTTGTAGCAGATTGTGTACTAAATGAATAGTAACCACCACCAGCTCCACGAACTGAGTTAGAAGCATTACCTGCACTATAACCATCAGCATTTGGACTCATTGCGTGTGAGTGACCAGAATCTGTTACTGTTGATGTTGCGGTATGAGTATGACTTACTACAACAGCATCAGCACTACCACCAGTAGCACCAGCAGTAAATGCACCGCCAACACCAACTAATACACGACCAGCACCAAATGCTACCCATGTACCAAAACCAAGGGATGTAGCTGGATTAGTTAGACTAGTAGAAGTAAAGATTGTTCCTACAGGATACATTAAAGCTAAAGCAGCTACAACAAAGGCAGTTGTTGCTATTTGAGTGGTGTTAGTACCTGCACCTGCAGTTGGAGCTATAGGAGTACCAGTAAAAGTAGGAGAAGTAGTATCTGCTTTACTAGTTATAGCAGTTGCAATAGCATTATACTCATCATCTATCTCTGCACCCTTAATAATCTTAGCAGGATTACCTGTAAGCAAGGCATCCTTTGTATAGAAGTTTGTTGCTTTTACATAGTTTGCCATTATATCATTCTTCCTGTTTTCAAATAGATTGTTAGTTGTTGTAAGCTAACTGGAGCACCTTCAATTGGAACTTCCACACCAAATTGTAATATTTTACCTGAGCCACCTAAGTGCATAACAATATCATTAATAGCAATACCAGTAGAGAATTCCCCTACATTGTATTCTGCTATATTATACTCAGCACTACCACCAATAAAATCTTTTGTAAATGTTCTACTTGTATAGGTTGTTTTATAATCAAACCCATATTTAAATACAACATCTTGTGTACCAGCAGCAATTACAATTACACTTGCTTTCTTTAAAAATTTAAGACTAAAAGGTTCACCAGCATCTATGTTAGAAGTGTAGTATTCTAAACGATATGAGGAACCATTATCAGAATATCCATAATACTTACCAATACCACCTGCCATACCTAGATATAAGTTTCTATCTCTAGTCTTACAAAGAGCTTTAGGTAAGAAACTTTCCCATGTTGTTACACGAGCAGCACCATTTTCTAATGTCTGACGTAAGTCAAAGTAAAAGGCTTGCTTTAAATTAGGTAAAACTAATAGATAAAAAGCATCTCTCTCAAAATAAATACTTTTAACTTCTGTTAATACTTCACCTGAAATGTACTGAACTAAGTCATCACGAACATTAGCAGACAAGTCACGCATTGGCATACTCTTGTCTTGTACTACTCGATTAAAACTACGTACACCACTATTACTTAAGAATATTAAATCTGTACCTGTTTGTTGTATGGTGTCACGAGCAATACATCCAACACCCGTAACTACATCAGCAAGAGTTAAATTAGTAGGGTCATCAGGTGAATTATAAATTACAATATTATTACGGCAGAATATAATAAGGTAGTTATTATGTGAGGATATACCAACAATTTGGTCACTACTCCCAACAACAGATTCAATATCAATTAAACCTGAACCTACCCCTGTAAAAGCCGCACCATCTAATAATTTACTATAATAAACTGTTGTCTTAGCACCTGTTACACCTGCCACCCAATGACGACCAAATGCTGTATGAGAGCAGTCAGGGTCAAAGGTAGATACACCTGTAGGTTTAGTGCCATAATCCCCTACTCGTTGCCAAATATAAGCACCAGTATGGTTAGCTTTGCGATATACAAGAAGTGGATTACCTGTTTGAGCAGCAAACCCATACATCGTATTACCATAACCAGCACCTTCTGCTAGTTGTGAGAATTGCCACCTATTACCAGTAAAAGTAATTGTAAGGTTAGTTGTTTGGTCTGCTTGTTTAACTGGGAGTTCTGTAAGGGTAGTAGAGCCACTATACATCTTACCACCACCACAAGAGAGAATAGTGGCTGTTAAGTCTATATCAATAAACTCAAATAAAGATTCTAGATAAGTAGTAGAACCTAAAGTACCCCTACTTGTAGTAACTGGTGTCCAACCCCTACGGCTACCTAAACGACCAAACTTATCTATGATACAGTTAATAGCTTTTGTGGCATATCCACTCTCCAATGTCACACCACTCTCTTGAGTATTTAACCCAAGAAAGCCAAGTGCTGCATTACTAAGTGCCTTTAAAGGACCTGCCATTATTGAGGTATCCAAGTAATCTCATCTTGACGATGAGCTGATTCAATTGCAATCATATCTGCAGCAAGAGAACGATATCGTTGTTCTTGTTCAACATAACCACCATCATCACCACGCTCACTAATAGCACGAGCTAATACACCTTCTACTAGTAGATTACCAGGAATTAAGATTTGTGTTGAGTCTGTAGTTAATTCTTGTTGAGGTAATACAACGTTCACACGAATGTTATACACACCATCAGGGATAGGGAATATATCTATCTGACTATCACCATTACTATCTACACCATTAATATTGTAGTATAGAGGAGAAGATTGTTGAACAGTTGACATAAGGAACTGTTGATCAAACCAACGACCACTACGTTGTTCCATGAAGAAGTCATCTGTATCATTCACTACATCTAGTATACGGAAACGAGTTCCTGAATCTACTAATACATAGTTAAATAAAGATTCTGTAGTAGTAGCAGTAAGAGTTGTGCGTAAGACTGACCAGTCCCAAGCATCCTCTATTTCTACTTTCACCACATTAACTAAATCTCCAATCAGTTTGGAGTATGGAGTTTCATTGACAGTAGTAACCTCGTTCTCACGAAGTCGTCTTAAAACTCTATTTACACATTCTAAGTATGTCAATTTAAAATCCCTTAATTATAATACAATTATACCACAGTAGACTAAGTTTGTCAAGGTATTTATTACCACTTGACTTTATCAGCCCAGTATGCAGCACTCATTTTACCCTTAGCAATGTTAGATGCGTGACGAGCTTTGAATGACTTCTGTCTAGCTTTCTCAGCAGGAGTCTTAGGAGCAGATCCAGCACCACTAACACCTTGTTGACCAAAGCGAATTAGTTTCTCTTTATCTCCTTCTTTCGCTAATACAGCATGAGATTTAGTGGGATGACCTGGAGTACGTTTAGGTTTATTGTACCCAGCAAAAGTTTCTTGTCCTTTTTTGATTGGCATACTATTTCCTTAAAGTAAGATACATACGCTCACCGATAACAAAGCTCATACAAGCTCCACTTAAATCTAACATAATTAAAGTTATGGCTTCAGGAACAGTAGGAGTAAATACTGCACTTACTGTCGCTAACCAAATAATGATAATTGCAATATACCTAAAGCTAGACCTTAAGTTAGTAACCCAAATAGAAGGTTCACCTGATGGTTTATCTATCTCTGCTAGTGCTTGTAGGCGAGCTGTCTCTGCTTGCATAAGTTGTATGCGTTCAGCTACATTGACAGGATTACCTCCTGCACCTTTTGTAAATTTAGCAAAGATACCACGAACACCATCTGTTAAAGCTGGTAGTAGAGCTGGAAATAAGACAGACCACATTATACAATCCCCTTTACATATTTACCTTTACCTTTGAGAGTGAGGATATTCCCACG